AGGATTCAGTCTCCTGATCCACGCTTCCTACCCTTATCCTTGTCAGTAATCCATCCTCACCGATCACCCGGCCGCACCGGTCACAAATATATGCCTGCATTAATCTTTCCCCCCATTTCGTTTATCGCTTTTTCAAAATCCTGATTTATCGTTGCCATCCTTCTCACTTCGCACCATTCCGGATAAACTGGATACAAATAATACTTTTCTCCATCTACCTCATACGCCACATCCCCAAGCGTGGTCCGGAAATTAACCGTCTTCCCGTCAAGTACCTCCAGGTGTTCGCTTGGTACCCGGGCTTTGATTTGCCTGGTGGCATTTTCCATGAATTTTTCCTTTGAGAATATCTTCCTCACTTTACTAAACTCCTTTCTGACTTTCTCCTGAAGATCTCTGACTTGCATTTCTCGCAAATATATATATCCGTCTTCCTCTTGGTCCTGACATATTCATAGTGCCCTATAATGGCCTTCCCGCACTCATAGCAGAGCTTCTCCGGTTCAGGCTTGGGCTGTTTCTGTTTACTCATGTTGACCTCCCGTCAAACTTGATGCCATGCCTCACTTCTAACCGTGAGTAATAGGCTTTCATGATATCCACTACAAATTGATCCTTATCATACTTCTCTATGATCTCCTGCATCGCGTCCCTGGCCTTCTGCCAGCCATCTTCCGTATTTTGTATATCCAGACACTGCTTGAAGACATTCCAGCAATCCATATTTATTTTTTGCTCGTATCCATAACCCATATACTCACCTACTGCCCAATGATTCAATCTTTACGTAAATCCCCGGTATCTCTGCCCAAAATTTTTCCGTTATCTCACTGGATACCAGGACATCATCCTTCCAAAAACCGAGGCTGGTCATAACATCCTTAAGCAGCTTGATCATATTATCCGTATCAGGTTTGGTTGTTTTATACTCGCCATCTTTATGCTTCCCTCTTGGAAAGCACCATTTTGTTGTCAATCGAATCGCTTTGGTATATTGTTGCTCCGGTACATGCTCACCTAGATGGGCTGTCAATTTTGCCCGTACCGCCTTTAACTCTGCCGGCTCATAAAACACCGGCTTGCCATTCATGACAGCCACCTGCTTAGTCTGATGCGTCTTGGTTGGCGGCAGCATCGGCATAAAAAATTCAGTCGTCATATTTCATATCTCACCGCTTCCTAATTGATAACCGTTTTCATTTATTATTTTTTTGAAATTTTGCATTTGTCACGACATGTATGTATAGGGGTGACCGCCCCACCTTAGGCGGGTCACCTACCGTTACATACGTGACGGAACGTGAGTGAAGTGAAACGGAAAGTTATACCCTTTAGGGTAGTGGTACTTTCCGTCACGGAGGGAACCATAAAAATAATGGTCTTTTCCGTCACGGAAGTAATCATAGAACATGGTACTTTCCACCTGTGAAGCCACCATATAATTATGGTGTTTTCTATTAAGGAATGAACCATAAAAATATGGTGCTTTCCGTCACTCTGCTATCCTTTTAACACAACCGTCATTTTTATCAATGTGATATCCGCCGTGTGATTTCAGCCTGTCCCTGACTGACCTTTCTGTAATCCCGAGCGATTCAGCCAGGGTTTTGACCGTTGGTGGGTCCCCAAAATTACAGGAATTAATTGCACTTTCGAGTTCCAATTTTTTATCCTCTGACTTGGCTTTTGCACTTTTTTTACGCTTATCGGTTGCTTTCTGCCATGGCGGTCGCTCACTATCCGGTTCTATGTCCTTAAGGATCCCTGTTTCATCAACCTTATGGATAGGATAATCAAACCAAAGGTTGACCGGATTAAACTTTGGAAACTCCCTCAGCGTCCCTTCAATGCGCCACGCTGTCTTGGCCTTAACGTTCCTGGCGGCCTGCTCAACGATTGCATTCAGCTCCGCGAACTGGGCAGGGGTGAGCTTTATGCGGCAGTAATCCAGCATGGCTTTCTGGCTGCATTCATCGTCCTGGGAGATGTCATCCCGCCAGCCTTCCGGAAAAGTATTATCCAGATAACTGATGCAGGCTTTACATATGGCTTTATTCTCCTCCTGCATCAGTACGGAATCATTTAATTCCAGTTCTATCAAATCAAGCAGTGCATCAGGGTCACGGGCAAAGACGCCGGATCCGGAAGCCCTGTCCATGCTGCGCTTGCCCCCCTGGCTGCCTTTGCTGTGGTGATGGCAGTAAATCACTGCCGAGCCTAATTCCGTACATACCTTGTCAAACTGGTTGCAAAAGTTTGCCATCTGGTCCGCGCTGTTCTCATCCCCGGTAATGACCTTATATATAGGGTCAATCACAATCGCTATGTAATTCTTTTTAGCCGCCCTGCGTATCAGCTTAGGTGCCAGCTTATCCATCGGTACTGACTTTCCCCTTAGGTTCCATATATCAATGTTGGAGAGGTTGTCAGGGTTCCAGTTAAGCGCCTGATAAACATCCTTGAAGCGATGGAGGCAGCTTGCCCGGTCAAGTTCCAGGTTCATATACATGACCCTCCCCTGGGCACATTCCCAGCCGGCCCATCTCTTACCTTCGGCAATGGCACAGCACAATTCAATCAATGCAAATGACTTCCCTGCCTTGGAGGGTCCGGCTATCAGCATCTTATGGCCCTTCCGTAATACATTGCCTATAAGCGGCTGTGATAATGCCGGGAGATTATCCCATACACCCTCCAGGCTCTCAGGTTCCGGCAGGTCATCATTAATGCCTTCTATCCACCCGAACCATTCCTGCCAGTTTTTCCTGCCTATATTGGTATCGGCAAGGAACTGCTTTTTGCCATTCCTCATAATTCCCGGCATTCGTGACAGTCGTGATGGGTTTCGATTCTGAGTATCTATTTTAAGACCGTTTTTCTGGCATACATCGTATAAGTAATCCACACGCTTACGGTATTCGCCATAATCAGCGGCATCAATTCTCACGATGGCGTGAAGGCTTTTCCTGCCGCTATGAACCAAACATGCAACCGGCAGCTCTAATTCACGTATGATGGCATTCTGCTTATCAATATCTATGGAATCCGACTCCACGAGGGCATACCTGAAATCTGAAACGTTTTCGTTTTTACAGCCTTGTCCGTCAAGTGGGTTGAAACGTATCCACGCCCCTGCTTCAGGGTTGTAGTCACCAAGAACCATGCCTATGTCGCTTTTGCAGGTACTAAGCTGCTGAATCAGATCACCCGCTGTCCTGTCCCAGTGTCCTTTCGATGGCAGATGCCTGCCATCTTTTTCCCAGCTCCGGGTAACATATCCAACGTTTTCGGTAGATTCAAATAGGATCTCCAAATACTTAATCAGGTCCGCAACAGGATTCCATGCGTCAGGCGCTATGACTTCCTTGCCTTCAAGCCAGTTTTTATCAACAACAATCAAATCCTCCCTGTCGGCCAAGATCGAATCATTCCAGTCTAGTTCGTGACCTTGGTCCCGCTGCGGCTGCCAGCCATAGCCCATGGCCATCTGCACAATGGTGCCTCCTGTTACCGGTGTGCCTGAACCATTGAAACTGTCCCATTTCCGGAAACATTCACCAGCATGATACCTGGAATCATTCTTGCTCCAATTATCCCAGTCTGATGCCGTGCAGCCTTCATGCTTTAGCGCCATACCGACGTTTACCCACTCTTGGTAATCTAAAAGCGCAGGATCTATATAAGGTAAAACTTCCATGATGTTTAATTGATTTTCCATAGATTACGCTCCTTTGTACTCCTGAGGGTCATACTCCCGGGGATTCACTCCCTGGGGCACTCCGCGCCACCCACCTGCAGCTATTCTGTCTATCATATTTCTGGCTGCTTCTAGCTGCCATGTGCCCACATGTTGAAAACCGTATTTTTCAAGGAGCCTGATTTGCTTAGGTGTGGCAAGTCCTTCCGCGCGGCGTTTGGTAAGGCGGTCTAAAAGCTTTGCTGCTTTACCGGCATTTTCTATTTCATCGGGGAATATCCCCGCCCTTTCCAATGCCTTGGCTTGCTTGTCTGATGGCGGTGACATTTCCCACCCAAATGCCGGCACATATCCCGAAAGGTCCTCGGCCTGTATGCTTATTTCGAATTGTAACGGATCTACGAGTTTCTTTTTCCGATGCTTCATTTCCTGTAATTGTTTAGCCAGGGCTTCCTCACGCTGTGACACAACATCTTCACTGGCCTTCTCTTCAGCCGCTTCAATATCTACCGGGCAGCCTGCTTCTTCAATATTCTTAGTCATTGCCTGCGCGACCTCTTCGCTCTCACATATCAGGTGCGCAGGGTGACATAATTCATGGCGTTCCGTATGCCATAAAAAATCCAATAATAATAAATCTTCTTTACCGGGACATAATCGGGTACCACGGCCAACCATCTGGCTATACAAACTTCTTATTTTTGTCGGGCGCAATACAACGATGCAATCAACTGATGGGCAGTCCCAGCCCTCCGTTAGGAGCATGGAATTACATAACACGTTGTATTTACCTGAATCGTAATCTGCTAAAATCCCCGCCCTATCTGTGCTGTTACCATTAACTTCTGCCGCCCTGAATCCTTTTTCATTTAAGATATCCCTGAACTTCTGGCTTGTCTTTACAAGCGGCAGGAATGCAACCGTCTTACGGCCTAAGCAATGCTTTAGCATTTCATCGGCAATCTGATATAAGTATGGGTCTAAGGCACTCCCTAAATCGGCAGCCTTGAAATCTCCGGTCTGTTGTCCAACACCTGATAAATCTAACTTCAAAGGGATTGTCAATGCCTTAATGGGACTTAAAAAACCCTCTTTAATGGCTTTTGGCAGGGTATACTCATAAGCCAGTGATTCAAAATAGGTACCAAGGTTCTTCATATCGCCACGGTCCGGCGTGGCAGTCACGCCTAGCACCCTTGCCTCATCAAAGTGGTTTAATACCCTTTGGTAACTGTCTGATATGCAGTGATGCGCCTCGTCTACAATAATGCTGCTAAAAAAATCCGGAGAAAACTGATTTAGCCGCTTTTCCCTCATTAATGTCTGTACCGATCCGACAACCACCCTGAACCAGCTGCCGATACAGGTTTCTTCCGCTTTTTCAGTAGCGCATGACAATCCGGTAGATTGTGACAGTTTATCAGCTGCCTGGTCAAGGAGCTCGCCCCGATGGGCAAGGATCAGGACACGTTCGCCATTTCGTACACAATCCTCAATCACCTTACTGAACACAATTGTTTTTCCACACCCCGTCGGCAGAACAAGTAAGGTTTTTTTAATGCCTTTTCCCCACTCAGTAAAAATAGATTCCTTAGCTTCCTGCTGATAGGGTCTTAAATCCATGTTTAGAACCTCCCAGCTTCAAAGGATTTATACTCCCTTGGATAAAATTTTTTGATTTCATTATACTCTTTCCCATCATAGGTTCTTATGCCGACCCTTGCCCTGCCTGTGGAACCTGGTACCAGGGGCCAATTCATGGTCATCTTCTCTCCCTTTTTCTTTTGGCCGATGCCGGCAAAGAAAGCTGATATTATACCTTCCGTATTTGTATGTAAAAACAGGTTGTGATTGAACATAGCGACTCCTTGCGCTGTCTCTATCTTTATCTTAATAATGGCCTTGTTACAAGGCGGCAGCTTTTCACTGCCCGGATGCCTTGCCCTTTCATAACTGACAACCTCAAAATCATAATCACCTTCCGGCAATGTAATGTAATCATTGCCGTCTTTTTCAATTTCGTCATCCCAGCCCAATTCTCTTCCCAATTCTGTACTCATTCTTTATTCCTCCAATTTTTTATATTATTTAATTAAATGGTATTTCTTCCTTTAATTCCTGTATCATTTTATAAACCTGCCCCCATGCCCCAACCAATACGCCATTGATGAAGCCGGGGTCATAGTTCCCTATCGGCGTGTCTTCCGTGTAATATCCTTTCTTACCAACCGCCGCCTGTATATCCCATACATCCACCTTGTTTTCAATCATCAGGTCCCTTAGGGCCTTTGGGACGGATTCCAGTTCTTTCGGTATGTTCTCCGGTGTTCCCGGTGGCTCTTGCGGCTTACTTTCAGGGGTATCTAATGTCATTTTTAACTGCTCGTTTTTGTTTTCCTTGTTGACCGATTCCATCTGTTTGACTGATGGCTGCGTCTGATGCTGAATCCCAGCATGGGACGACTGTACCGGTGGGACTGGTTCACGCTTTACTGGTTTATTAAATATGTGTGCAATTACTGAGTAGTCAAATGGCAGTTCAGGCAACAAATCATGCCGGTTCTTTGCATCCCAGCAAGGATGGTGCGAGGTGTACATAACCCGCTTCCCCCCCTGGACCTTATTCCTCCCTTTTCCGGCTCCCTGCCCATCAACATTGATAACATGTGTTTTATAATTGGCGAATAGAATTAAATCCGCCCATTCCTTGAGCAGTGGTGCCGTCTGTTTTTGCAGTTTAAGCTCCCATCTGTCATATTGCCCCATCTCATCAGGCTGCTCAAATTTCCGCATCTTTGCATGGGCCGTCAAAACAACATGGATACCTTTCTCTATTAGGTCTTCCAAAAGGTTTAAGAGCCGTCCGAATTCTTCAGCAAGGTATATGTAGCCTTTGCCATATCCAAAATCTTCAATGCCATTATTTTGCCCCCTGGCACATATTTCCTTCATGCAAAGCTGTTCAGCCCAGTCCGCCGTGTCCATGACTAAAGTAGCCAACATCTCCGGATTCGCCTTGAAATACTTAACCTGTTCCAACACCATGGTCCAGCTGCTTGGCTTCGGCATGCGGGCAACGTCCATATGTTTAGTGCTTCCCTCCGTATCTATAAATACAGGGCGTGGGAACTTTGAGGCAATCGTAGACTTTCCAATTCCTTCGGGTCCGTAAATGACAACCTTTTGGGCACCTGCTATTTTACCTGTAATAATCTGCATTTAAAATTCACCTGCCTTCCATCTGTTTTCTTTTTGCCCTTCCTGAATTGCATTTCCTTCACCAGCGGCATACCCGTCTTCTATGATAATGGAGCATTCTTCTCCAATTGATACGCGCGTTGCAATAGCTTGAAGCCCCTCTTGTTCAAGCCATTGCCCGAACTCATGCAAGGTATAAATATCCATTTGTTCTAATTTGTCCAAGAGGACAAATCCGCATTTAGGGTTAAGCTTTCTCACGATAGCGGTGGCTACTTTTAGCCGGTCGGAGCCAGACATGTTGTCCCATTCCTGATTATTGTAAATAAGGCTTCCATCATCAACCGATAACCCGGGCAATGGTAAGTCGGCATTTGACAGTAAATCAGTTTTCTGTTTCCTGATGCCTGTTATTCCGGTGGTCAGCTCATTGTATTGATTCTCATAATCCAAGGCATCTTCTTCCGCTTTATCTTTATCAAGGTTGGTCCTTACTTTCCGGTTGATTTCTTCGATATTGGTTATATTCCGTTCAAGTTCCTCCGTCGATTCATCATGTAAATCAACAGCTGATTTTTTTGCAATCCCTAAATCGGCAAGAACCTCAGATTGTTTTTTTAGTAATTCGTCAATCTGTTCCTGGATCCGGCTTGCCTGTGATTCAAGGTCATGCAGCCGCTCACGCTTACGTTGATTCTCTCCATTTTTAGCAAGTATCTCTTGCTGTTGTCTGATTAAACCTGATGCTGATACAGGCTCTTTGGGGGCATCAGGATAATAAGTCATTTCTTTAGCAAATTGCTTTTTCTGATCCGCTATCTGGCCAATGGCCAGCCGGCGGTTATATAACTCTTTTTCCTGCGTTTCAAGCTCTGCAAGCTTATCACCGACGCCAATAATTTTAAGCAGCGTCTGAGCCTTTTCTTTGTCATTAGATTCCATGAACCGGGGCAGGTCTATGGCTAGCTGTTCCACGAAGCTGTTAAGCAGCTGCTGGCCGCCTTTGTTCCCATCAGGGTCGATGACCTTCAGGTCGCTGTTCTTGCCTTTGCGCTCTACGATAAGTCCATTACTTAATACCATATGCAGGTTAGGCGGTATGACTGAGCCTTCTCGCTGTGCCTGCGACGGACGGTATTTATCCCCACCTAATGCCCAGGCAATAGAGTCCAGGACTGATGTCTTCCCCTGGTTGTTTTTGCCCCCTACTATCGTTAAGCCATTAGCGGTGGGCTCAATCTTAACCGCCTTAATGCGCTTGACGTTTTCTATTTCAAGCTTGTTTATTTTAATACTCATTGACTTAGCCTCCTTAATCGCTTATAATAAGCGTAAATCATACGTTATGTGATTCCTTGAATCCCTTTGAAGTTGCCGCTTCGTTACGGGATTCTTTTTCTATGATACTGTCTCTCACAGCTTTATTATCAGCTTTTATATCCCGGGTTCCTGTTTCCTTAATATCCGTGATTCTCAACATGGTGCTTCTTCCTTATTCTCGCGCTTAACAACTTCAAGGTTGCAATCCTCAGAGATGTGAATAATCCCATTGGCATAGTCCCTTGCAA